ATATGTATCTATATTCTTATTCTTATCATTCTTTACATTCTTACATTCTTTAGATGTGGTTACTTGCTGGTTACTTGCTGGTTGGTTGCTGGTTACTTGCTGGTTAACCACGTGGTCGTTTTGTTGATATAAATCGTAATTAATTATTGTTGCTATTGAGAATTTGCTATATGACTTGCTGGTTACTTCATTGGTTGATTTTAGATGAGTTAGTGCTGTCCTCACGTTCTGCTCCGACATACCTAATGTTTTTGCTAATGTTTTCCGGCCTATTATACACTGCCCCCTTTCGACATCTACCCCTCTGTACCTGGTTGTTTTGTGATTTGCTGTCAATAACAAGTGTAAAAACAGGCATTTCGTGTTTTGGTCTGAATACCAATCCCATTCTACAAACCTTCGCCAAAGTTTAATATATCCTCTGTGCATAGTAAAAAGTGGGGTAACGGTATGGACAAGGCTTCCCTTTGCAGGAAAGAATTGTTTCCGCTACCCCTGTTTTTTTTGTTGATGATTTAAGACTATTACCTTGTCCATGTCATCTTTATACCACACCTCTCCCAATTTGTCAAGAAAATATTTTAAAATAATTTCTCAAGCCCTGAACGATATAGATAATATATAAAAAAAAACAAAATAAAATTTGCTTTTTTGCCTTTTATGGTGCATACTTTAAGTGTAAGCATAGTAAGTACTTGGAAAAAAGTAAAAAATGGAAAGGAATTGTTTGCGATGTTTAAAGGAATTTGATAGTAAAGGGCCTTATAACCGTCTTTGCCCTATTTGCAAACAGACAATAAGTCTTGATTTTACTTACATAATCGAATATAAGATCGCAGAAATGAAACATAACGAACCGATTTTAAAATCCGTAAGGGAAAGGTTGATAAGCCGTGTATAAAAAAAGAAGCTTAAATATAAGACAGCAAAAGTATAAGAAATGCAGAATGAGTGGGATGAATAGATATAATGCTGCAAAGGCGGCGGGATACTCCGAATCTACCGCAAAAGGACATACAGATCGGTTAGAAAAATCTGTTAAAATAGCTGATGTATTAGAAAGACAAGGGCTAACCGATAGATACCTTGCTAATAAGCTTTTACAATTGACTGAGGCACAGAAGGTTATAGGATATTTGCATAATTATAAAAAGGCGGATAACGGAGTAATAGAGAAGATTAAGCCTGATGAAACTGTATCTAATGACTTTGTTGAAGTGCCTGATTGGTCTGCACAGGCGAAAGGGGTTGAGTTGACTTTAAAGCTTAAATCGCACTTAATAAATAAGACTGAGCATTCTGGCGAGATTAAAGGCGGAGGCCAGACGAAAGTAATTATTATTAACCCAAAGGATTACGAACCTAAAAGCCTAAATGGAAATAGAATTAAAGCCTTTCCAGGCTGAGTTTTTGCATTCACAAGCACGTTTCCCGGCAATGGTTTCGTCTATTGGAACAGGCAAGACCTTAATGCTGCTTTTAAAGATTTGGAATTTCTGCCAAACTTATTCTAACTCATTGGCCCTTGTAGTAAGAAAAGAATATACTGACCTTAGAGACTCGACAATAAAAGACTTTCATAGATATTTTGATGTAACAATAGATAGCGAAAAGAACTTTAAGATGCCTAATGGATCAATCATAATGTTTCGGCACGGGTCGGAAATTAACGTCTTAAAGAATTTAAACTTATCTATTATCGGGATTGAGCAGGCGGAAGAGTTCGAAACGGAAGAAACATTTGATTTCCTTCGGGATAGGTTAAGGCGACAAACCTCTCCTTTCAGGCAGTTATGCATAATTGCTAATGCTAGAGGGCATAACTGGATATGGAAACGCTGGATATCAGGCAAAAGCCCGATTGTTATAGATGCCGATACAGGGCAATATATTTACGAAGATAAAGAGTATTTTGGCATAACAGCAAACACTTTTTCCAATGAAGATAATCTCCCGGCTGATTTTGTTTCAGATTTAAAAAGTATGGAACAAGACGCTCCGAACCACTATTTCCAGTATGTAATGAACAGCTTTGAGGATATGGAAGAGGATGATTATGTCTTTAATTTCAAAGAATTAGAAGATGCAAGGAAACGTGAGTTTGCTCCAAGAGAAGGTTATGGTGATAGGATAATAGGCTTTGATATTGCTAGATACGGAAACGATAAATGTGCAGCGATAGGAATTGAGCAAGTAGGTGCTTTATTATGGCGGCAGTTTCATACAGAGCAATGGGATAAGAAGGATTTAGATTATACAACTGGTAGAATATTATCAATACATTTCTCCCAAAACTCTCTTGCTAATATTATAGACGAAGACGGAATCGGTGCAGGCCCGTTAGATACGATAAACAAAGGCAGAGGTATTGATTCTTTTGTGGGCTTTAGGAATATACCTTTACCACGTGCAGATGATGAGTTCTATGGTAATCCCAGAACAGCAAATGCTTTTAAATTAAAGAGTATGATTAGCAAAGGCTGGATTGCTATTCCTGATGAAGAAACCTGTCAGGAGCTAATGACGTTAAGATATAAATATATGAATGACGGCAGGAAGATATTGGTTAGTAAAGAGGAGATGCGAAAGAAGGGATTCAAGTCCCCAAACCTTGCTGATGCTTTGATAATGGCAGTAAGCCTTATAGATAATATACAGAAACAACAGGAACGGCAATTCGTAAGTATGCCGAGATATAGTCCAGAAGATAATTTATTCAAAATAGGAGGGTTAAGATAATGCAGGCGTTGGGATTATTACTTTTAGGTGGTGGAGCAGCTGCGGCGACAACGGCTTTAAGTGGCGGATTCGATAAATCAGAACCAATGCCAATGCCTCAAGCACCTGATACAAGCAAGGCAGAGGGAGCGGCAAAAGATGAAACTAAACGGAGAAAGCAGGCAGTTGCAAGGTCGAAGAGTATATTTACATCTCCTTTAGGATTAGCAGATCAGGCTGACATCGGTAAGAAAACATTGCTAGGTCAATGATAGAGTTATACTCTGATAAGTATCACGATGAAGTAATGACTCTTGTAAAAGAGTTTTACGATTGTTCTTTTAAAGAATACGAACAAAATCCTTGGAAACAGGAACGGATAGAAGAGATGATAAACTTTTATAAGAATAAAGTTTATCTTCTTATTGTAGATAACAAATGCGAAGGTATATTCGCGGGAACAATATTACCGATGCTGTCTGATAATTACTGCTTTTATGAGTTCTTTTTTTATGTAAGAGAGGGAGCGAGGATATTCGCAGGCTTTTTTATAAAAGGGATTATGGAACGTCTTAAAGAGAAAGGCATTAAAAAAGTTATAATTGGCTGTACGCAGAACTTAGCAACTGATAGAGTGATAAAATTATATGATAAGTTAGGATTCAAACCTTTTGAAATGCATTTCTATAAGGAGCTTTAAGGAGAAAAAATGGCTATTAAAGAAGCTAAACGAAACGAGCAAGGCGATATACAAGAAGCCGGGAAGAGCAAAGCGGAGTCTTTAATTGATAAGTTTAAACAGCTTAAAGGCGGGAGAAGCAACTTCGAATCTTATTGGCAGACGTTACACGACTACTTTTACGTTGAAGCGCAGGATATAAACAAAAGCTATTATCCCGGTACGGAATTAGATTCTACTTATCTATATGACGGTACAACGCTTGAAACTGCTGATGTATTAGCCTCCGGATTTATGAATTACTTAACTCCGCCTACTTCTAAATGGTTTAGGTTAAGAGCGAAAAGCCCTGAACTTACAGAAAACAAAGCTGTATCGGATTATCTTGAAGGTGTAACAGAAGAAGTTTACCTTGCACTTAACAGAAGTAATTTCTATCATCAGATAATATCGGGATATAAATCAAGCGGCGTTTATGGTACGGCTTGTTTGCTTGAAGAAGAAGATTTAACAGACGATATTAGATTTTACAATATGCCTATAAAGCAGATATGTATAGCTGAAGATGCTGCTGGGAGAGTTGTAGAGCATTACATAGAGTTTGAATACACAGCATTTCAGGCAGCTACACGTTGGGGAGTAGAGAGCCTTGCAACAGAGATGCAGGCAGAAGTCAAAAAACGTAATCCAGATAAGAAATATCCGTTCTTATTATACATAGGGAAAAGGCACATAAGAGAAATACAGAAGTTCAATAAACAGAATATGCCTATACAAGCTGTATGGGTTGATAAAAAAACAAAAAGGTGATTGA